ATGGAAAGCAAAAATCTAACTGTTGAAATCAGTATTCCCAAAAAACAAAATGGCTTATACTACGTTTATCTATATGATACGGTAAGCCAGGAAACAAAGAAAAAATACTATAAAGGTATTAATATTGATCCAGATCCTGCAGAAAGACTTTCTGCTGCGGAAGACCTTCAAAAAGTATTAAGAGCTAAGCTTAAAACAGGCTGGTTGCCTAAAACTAAAGAATCATCCCTTCCCGAATTCATCCCCCCAAAGGTTTTTATTAGTGAGGCATTAGATATTGCCATAAAAGAAATGTCAAAACGCCTTGAAAAGAAAACGGTACAATGTTATTCTTCTCCAGTCCGCTTCTTTCAGGAAATGATAAAAATTTTCAAATGGGAAAAGACATATTTACATGAATTTAAAATTGAGCATGTAGAGCAGATCATGAAATCTATTGCCAGTGCGAGAAAGTGGAGTAATAATGAATACAACAAAAATGTGACATTTATTAAAGCTGTGTTTACCCAATTGGTTAATGATCGTTATATCAAAACAAACCCAGCACATGGGATTGTTTCCCGGAAAAAACAAAAACGGAAAGGATATGAGACTTTGACAGAAAAAGAACAGACCCAAGTTATTAAGCACTTTAAGAAGGTTCATCCAAATTTTGCAACATGGCTAAAAGCATTGTACCACACTGGAATGCGCCCTGAAGAATTACGAAATGTTAAATGCTTTATGGTAAATCTTGATGAAGAGTGGATTCAACTAAATGAAGATATAACTAAAACGGACGACAATAGAAAAATTCTTATACCAAAGGACCTTAAAAATGATCTATTGAAATTTGATTTTTCGGACCCAGAAGCTTTCTTATTCGGAAAATTTGGAGTAAGGTATTTAAATTATGAAAAAGATTTTAAACCCTCTAGGAACCAACTTGGAATAAATAGAGCAAATAAAATATGGAAAGAAGAAGTAATTGATTTCTTGAAAATTGATAAGAAAATGTATTCCAACAAACATCAGAAAGCCAACCATACCATTTTGGACGGGGGAAGCCTTGAGGCCGTACAAAGAGCCTTTGGACACTCAAAAAAAATTACAACAGAAATTTATGCAAAAATATTAGAAGCAATCCAACTTCAGGAATTTAAAGACAAAGCAAGGGACTTTAAATAGTGCCTCCTTCTATTGTTGAAAAAAAATACAACATTTAATGTAAAATTATATACAACATTATGTGTTATTTTATATATTTGTAGAAATAAAAATATCTCTGCTGCAACAGAGATAGTTAAAAGAATAAACGTTATGAAAGTAAATCCTTATTTTTTAGGAAGCGAAGATAGTGATTCTTCGAGACAAATGCAAGGTAAGAGAAGACTTGCAAATTATGATGGGTGTAGGCATGATCTGAAGGATATACTCCCCGACTTATTTAGTGTATTTAGGTTAGCTACAGAAAGAACGAATGAAGCGCTTCAGCAATTTAAGCCTGAGGCTAGATCTGGAAATTTAGAACCAAACATTCTTCAAAGTTGTTTTGCGGAAGAATTATTTTCTCGCTTTAAGCTTCAGGCATCATTTGGAAAGTACTTCAGAATAACCTTGCGTGCAAAAGGTTATATTATTTTGTTTAAAAAGTTTTCTAGCACTGGAAAACCTATGAACATTAAAACAAAGAACGTCCAAAACATCAACAATCAAAAGCAGACTCTAAGCCTATTTGCCATGGAGGATAGTGACTATCAAGACGAACCGATATTATTTTTTGGCTATAAAAAGAATCGTTTGAATAAAATAGTAGACCCACAATTAGTTTATCTCGATGAAGGTGTTGTTAGATTTGCTATTCACGAATCTGAAATTATAATTCCTTTAGCTAATCCAAAGACAATTAACAGACCACAAATTCCTGAGGAAAACAAACCTCGCATCAAAAAAAGTAATTAAGAGTAGATTGCAATCTACATCTTACCAAATAATATAAAATGAACCATAAACAGTTAACTTTTGCAAGGGAATTTAGATCTCTGACGCAAACAGAGTTATCTAATGCAATCCCAGGCTTATCTCAGTCGAATTTATCTAAATTTGAAAAAGGACTGAGCGTATTGTCAGAGCAAGTTCAGCAACGAATAATTGCCTACTTGGACTTTCCTGCGGATTTTTTCACAAAGAGAATTTATAATAATTTAGAGCATGCACACTATAGAAAAAAAGCAACGGTTTTAAAATCATCAATTTCTCTTTTTGAGTCCCAATGTAAAATTATTGGGTACGTAGTTGATCAAATGGCCAGCCTAATAGAGTGGCCTGAATTTAGGTTAGAGCCTTTAAATGTTGAAGAGGGCTTTACTCCTAAATATATTGCAAGTTACACGAGAAAAATTCTTGGTTTAAAATCTGATGAACCTGTGCGTGAGGTTTTCTCCTTGTTAGAAAATGCAGGAGTTATAGTATATGAAATTGATACCATTGATAAATTTGATGGAATTTCGTTTATAACTGATAAAGGATATCCTATTATTATTGTTAATAAAAATTTCCCTAATGATCGAAAAAGGCGAACGTTAATTCATGAACTAGGTCATCTTTTAATGCATAATGAAAATAACTATGCAATCTCAACTTACAGAGATGAAAAATGGAGAGAAGCGGAAACAGAAATTTTCACTAGTGAATTTTTAATGCCCGAAGAGGAAATAGGTCGCTCATTACAGTATTTAAGAATGGGGGATCTTTTACCATTAAAGCAGTACTGGCTTACAAGTATGGCATCAATTATTAGAAGAGCAAAAGATCTCGGTTATATTGATAAGGATAGGTATAGATTTTTTTCTATTGAAATGAGCAGAACCGGACAGAGCAAAAACGAAGAAGGTCCTGTATATATTGATAAGGCTAAATACTTTAGTGAAGCTTTCTATCTAATAAAAAACGAACTGGATTATAGTTATGAAGATTTATCAAGAGCGTTTTCATTGCCCGTAGATGTATTGAAGAAAATATTTTATTTTGATCAACCATTTTCGCTTAGAATAGTAAAGTAATATAAAATGCCCCGTTAAGCGGGGCTTTTATTTTATCATTCCAATTTTTACTTTCAATCTTAATTCCCTGGCTACATTTATCATGTTCAATCCCTTTTTCTCTCACCATCCCAAAAGGCAATAAGTGCATCAGCGTATTCTCCCATCTGCCGGTTGCGGAGTGGTCCAGCCTTTGGACCAAGGTCTCAATCAGCTACAAATTTCGATAACTTGTAACCACTATCAACTGCATATCTTTCTTCTAGGAAATCTGCACCTCTTGCTCCTTCAGAAATTATTTCAATCTCGTCATGGTTCTGTAAATAGTAATCACACCGTTCCTTTAATAAAGAATAGTCTTCAAATGTTTGGGTTCCGGCAATACTTACTTTAAACATATGTTACTTCTTTTTTACCAAAGCTTGGAAATATCCTTTTTCGTTTGCTGAAACACCGCCTTGCGGTATCCATCCCAAATCTAATAAAATATTTACTGACTTTTCAAGTTCATTAACAGATTGCGCTGTAACAATTTTATACTTCATAATAGAGATTTTAATCCTTCATAAGATATCCTATAATGATTTCTTTACCATCTGCATCCTTACGGTAGATGGGCTCAGTGTTCCTTTTTTCATCTACGGGATCGAACAATTCCACGATATCTACTTCTAATGCTTCTGCAATTTTTTCTAAGCTTGCCAAGGAAGGTGATTTTAATAAATTAGTTGCATAACTTCTATTGTCACCTCTACCAAGAAGTTCAGAAAGTTTTGCTTTATTAATACCTTTTTTTTCAAGTATTCTCTCAACGTTAAGCCCCATAATATGTAAAATGTTTTAACAAAAATATACATATGTGGCTACTTGTGTTTTATAATATTAAAACTTTAACAAAATTTTAACACAATAATATTTGTTTTGAAATATTAAAACATTTTACATTTGGTGTATAGAAATTACAAAACAAATACAAGAATAAACATATGAAAACAACTAAAAAAGACCAACTAGAAGAATATGTAGATGCACTATTTAATTTCTTAGATGCGCCACTAAAACCTGATGCGCCACTATCTGAAGAAGAGCATAGAGAAATAGAGAGAGATTATAAAGATCAATTAAATCAAGATGTAAAGAGCTATTACAACCCAGAGACAAAAAGAAATACAGTAGAATTTATAAATTATAAAAATCATGAAAACATTAAAACAAAGAATACTTGTGTTATTCGATTTATCAGAAAAAAAGGCAATAGCAGAAGAGCTAACTAATATACTAGATGATTACATGTCATCAATTGCAGTGAGATTAGAGCGTGAATATATTTTCATTGAACATGGTACAGATGAATTTATAGCTACAGATTGCTTTATGACTGCACCGCCTTCGAAAGGTGAATTTTATATAACAAGTAAAGCGATATACGAAGTACTACAGGTAACGCATTCTTATAAACCTTCGACAGAAGCGGGTACGATACAGGTAAGAAAAGTAAGAGAATTAAAAACAGCGGGGTAATACCCGCTTTTGGTGGTAAAAGCAAAAATTAATGATATGAAAACACCTATTTGCAATCATAAAGATTTAAGACAAGCAGTCTCAGAAATTCAAAACTTCGTAGAAGTAACAGAAGAGTTTTACTATGATAATTTAGAAGTGTTGCCGCCAATATGGTTAGAAAACGGCTGCTTTATGGTAGATGAGCCTTATCTGGGTGATATTTACTACGTGTATGGCAAAAAAGATGGTAAGTACTATGGTTGCTTATGCAATGAAAATTACGCTTTAAATCACTTTAGTAAGCTATAAAATGAAACCAACTGATTTTATCAAAGACTTCATTAAGACCATACCAACCGAATGGTTTTTACCGAATAATAATAAGAATAAAAGGTATTACGGTCACGGGCAATTTCATTTATGTCAAGAAGCCTATGAATACAGTTTACTAGAACGAAAAATTGAAAACTGTTACAATCACAAAGGTGATATAGTGTCAAAAAAAATATACTTTAAAGTAAAATAGATAATCACAAGTAATATGAAAACTTCAATATCTTTCAGAAAAACAGTAATGCTAAGGGCATATCAAATAATGGCCGAAACAGGTAAAAATTGGGCTGAATGCCTTCGCAAAGCCTGGCAACTGTACCGAATTAACAAAGAGATGCATAATGGTGAAGTAACGTTTTATTTTGAGAAAAAAGACGGTGAAATTCGCAAAGCAACCGGTACTTTGAAAATTGAATATGATTTCAAAACCCAGAACCAACCAAACCCAAAAGTATTTACTTATTTCGATATTGATGCAAATGATTTTAGATGTTTCAAAATCGCTAATTTTATCGGGCTGGCAACTGTAGATCATTTTACACCTTTAACGGCCCAATTGCCAACAGGTAGCAACTATATCAAGCCAAAAGCTCAGAACCTTCGAAATAGAAGAAAAACCATTAAGTCAAAATAACAAATGAAAACAAGAAAATTAATACCAACTGCTAACAGAAGAAAGATGAACGTTTCTTCAACACCTCGAATTATCAAAGAATACACTACAGACGAAAAAGAACAGCAAAAACCGCTTTTTTTGGTAATGCAGAAGGTTTGGTTTGACCAAATCGAAAGAGGCCAAAAAACAGAAGAATTCAGAGACGGTAGCGACTTCTATAAATCAAGACTCTGTAATATCGACAAAAAGACCGGCGAAATTACCAGTATTAAAAAGTATAAAGCAGTCGTTCTTCAGGTTGGGTATCATGCAAATGCAAGACGAATGGTTATTGAGGTCAAAAAGATCGATTTAAAACGTGACTTTACTATTCACCTGGGTAAAATACTCGAAAGGCAAAACTTTTAAATAATTTTAAAGCGGCATTATTAACCACTCTATTTCATAGGGTGGTTTTTTCATGTGTAATAAAAGACGCTTTAAAAACATAAATGTTTAAAGTTATGCTTTATGTTGTATGATTTATATTGTTATAAATCAAAGTAATAAATAATTTTGTTTTTGATGATAACGGCCGAAATACGAATTAAATATAAAGGCAAAAGCATAGATGCGTTAATTGAGACTTTTCAGAAGCTTGTTAATGCAAAAGTACGGCATCGAGATAGTAAAGATGGTTATTTCATCTGCATATCATGTGAAGAGCTAAAGCCGATAAATCAAATGAATTCTGGGCACTATTTCGCCAAAGAATTTTATAAATCGGTTCGGTTTGATCTCGATAATATGCACGGGCAATGCGTAAGGTGCAACAAATATTTAAGTGCGAATTTGATACCGTATAGGTCGAATTTACTTTTAAAGATAGGTGAGCATCGTCTACGACAACTAGAGCAAAAGGCAGCGTTAAAAAACTTCAAATTCAGTCGTGACTTTTTGATTGAACAAATAGAAAAATATAAGCATGAAAAATACTAAAGAACTGTATTTGGTTCTGACCAAAAAAAACTTTGTCGATATCCTCAAAGGTACTAAAAAAGAAGAGTATCGAGCATTTTCAGACTATTACATTGAACGCCTGGGCGAAGTTGATGCAGAAGGTGAACTAGTCGGCACCGTAGTACCTGAGACCATTCGTTTCCAAATGGGCTACAGCAAAAGCGCTCCTCAAATTGTTGTCGGATGTAAAGATGTTCTTATTGACGTTGATAAGGATGTAAAAGAAGGTGAGGACCTTACAACTGAGAACAGCAATTTCGCCTTAATTCTGGGAGATATCCACGAAAAGACTAACTGTGAAAAACTAATTGTTTAACCTTAAATATAAATGCAATGTCAGAAGCAACAGCAAGAAAGGCAAGAAAGGCGGTAAGACGGTCCTTTGCTAGAGTCAGACCGACTGTAATCAGACGTAGAGGATAATGGATTTAGCCGCTACATTAAACAGTATCATTTCCCTGTCAAAGAAACATGACAGGGTGATACTCTTTCATTCCGGGGCAGGAAAGGATAGCATTGCCCTACTGAATATGATGGCACCACATTTCCGAGAAATTGTCTGCGTTTATATGTACATGGTAAAAGATCTTGAACACATAAACCGGTATATACACTGGGCTGAAAAGAAATATCCGAATTGCCGTTTTATCCAAACTCCCCACTACGCGCATTACAACAATAAGAAGCATGGAGCCTTTGGAGCAGACCCGGTAAAGTATGCAGAGTGGAATGTATCAAAAATCAATGAGAAAGTAAAAGAGGATACCGGTATTGAATGGGCAGTTTTGGGTTTTAAAAAGAATGACTCCCTGAATCGCAGATTAATGCTCAATTCATATCCGGATAGTATAACCAGTGAATCAGGACAAAAGTTATACCCGCTATCAGACTGGAACAATAAACAGGTTCTGGCATACATTAAGAAAAACCGATTGATTGAGCCTATCAAATACGGAAACACTGGAAATACCAGGTCACAGGGCACCGATGTAACTGATTTAGCTTTTCTCCTTTGGTGTAAACAACATTATCCTGGCGATCTAAAAAAAATCATTGAGGAATTTCCGGACGTAGAAAGAATCCTCTTCGAGTATAACCATTCACAAAAACAAAATGCAGAATAAAGTAAAACAGAGTGAAACAATCATCCTGAAGCGTTCACAGATTACCCCGGCGGACTATAATCCCCGTATCATTACCGAGGATGCTCGCAAAGCTTTGAAGAAAAGCATCAAAGAGAACGGAATTATAGGCGGAATGGTCTGGAATAAGCAGACGGGAAATTTAGTCTCTGGCCATCAAAAGTTAAGTATCGCTGATGAAGTGAATAAGTATGAGGCCGGAAACGACTATGAGATCAAAGTAGAGGTTATTGATGTGGACCTGAAGAAAGAAAAGGAATTGAATGTATTTTTCAATAGTAAGGCTGTCCAGGGTGAATATGATTATAAAAAGCTTGCAGAGATCTTTCCGGATATCGATGCATCATTAGCTGGTCTCGATGATGTTGATTTGTCAATGATAGAGATTGAACTGCCAACTGTACCGGATATTGTAATTGAAAGTTTTGAACCCCAGGAAGAAAAGAAGATTAATGCAGAATATGAGAAATCAATCACACAAGAGCTCAATAATTCTAAGCATGTTCCCGAAGCCAGCATTCATGAAATGGAGCGTAAAGAAGCTGCAGAAGAATTGACGGCAGAAGAAAAGAAAGCGAAGATCAAAGAGATTAAGGAAAAGGTAAAAGAAGGGGCCAGATTAGATGGTGAGCCATACTTCACAGTATCCTTCTCTGATTACGATTCTAAAGTTATGTTTCTCGAATACCTGGGCTTTAATCCAGAAGACAAATTCATCAAAGGTGAAGAGTTGCAGGAAAAAATAGATGAAGTCTATGCGAATTGACACTACAAAAAGCCCATGTAGTAAATTCATGTATACTCATGAGCGGGAAGCAAAAGAGATCATCACCAAATGCAAATCTGCAAGTAGTAGAAGTAAGATTCCGAAAAGACACTATTACTGTAAAGAATGCGGAGGATGGCACGTAACAAGTCAAAAGAATAAATCAAAATTTCAATAGTATGCATACAATATGTAAAAATATAATATTTTGCTTAGGTGTAGATGTCTTAGGATTTCCAATATATCATAATCACAAACTTATTTTCAAAAAGTATGCTACAGCATTACATGAAAGGTATCATAAATCAATAAAGCATAACTAAGATGGCAACAAGAGGTAGAAAGACAAAGTACGATCCGGACCAACATCCTAAGAACGCATTGAAGTATTCTTTGCTGGGATTGACGGATGTACAGATGGCAGGTGCTATGGATATTAATCCAGATACTCTTTATCAATGGCAAAAGAAATACCCTGAATTTTCCGAGGCCATAAAAAAGGGCAAGATAGAAGCTGATGCCAATGTTGTTTCCACCTTGTATAAAAGAGCCTTAGGACATACGCAGAAATATAAGCAAGCATTTAAGGTTAAAAAAGTCGATGAGGAAACGGGTAAGCTTTATGACACCATCGAATTTGCGGAAAAGGAAGAATATTTTCCACCTGATATGATTGCAACAATATTCTGGCTTAAAAATAGACAACCGGAACACTGGAGAGACAAGAAAGAAGTTGAAATTGAAGACAAAAGAAGTATTAACCTTGAAAGTCTTTCCGATTCTGCTTTAGATGAATTAGAAAACGCCTTAAAATCAAATGAGGAATGACAAAATTAAAGTTGCTCAGATATCAACTCGACTCTTTGAAGTTTACGTAGCTAAATTTAAGAGAGGGAATTTTGATTTTATTACAACACATGAAGGAGAAAAGCATTTAAAGCAGGAAGAGGCGTTACAGATTCTTTGTGATAAAGATACAAGAGAGTTTCTTTATGGCGGGGCTGCCGGTGGTGCGAAATCCTGGACAGGTGCCAGCTGGTTACTTTTCATGTGTCTCCTTTACCCAGATTCTAAATGGTTCATAGGCCGTGAGGAATTAAAGCGTATTCGTTCTTCAACATTAATAACATTCCAGAAGGTTTGTAAGGCCTACAGTATTCCTGCTAGTGAATGGAGATATAATGGTCAGGACAACTATATTCAGTTTAAAAATGGTTCCCGTATTGACATGCTGGACCTTCAATTTAAGCCAAGCGATCCTCTTTATGAAAGGTTCGGTTCATTAGAATATACCGGTGGATGGATAGAGGAAGGAGGAGAGATCAACTTTGGTGCTTTTGATGTACTAAATACCAGGGTAGGAAGGCATCTCAACAAAGAATTTGGTTTAGTTCCGAAAATGTTCGTTACCTGTAACCCGAAGAAGAATTGGATGTACTCCCATTTCTACAAGCCTTTCAAGGAAAATCTTCTTACACCAATACAGAAGTTTCTACAGGCGTTTGTTCAGGATAATCCTTTCATTGACAAACTTTACATTGAGCAGCTTGAGAACACCAAAGACAAAGCAAAGAAGGAAAGGCTTTTGAAAGGAAATTGGGAATATGATGACAATCCTTACAAGTTATGTATCTATGATAAGATTCTGGACCTGTTCCGAAATGATCACCTTACAAATGAGAAGAATAAATACATTACGGCAGATGTAGCAAGGTTCGGATCTGATTTAGCGGTTATAGGTGTATGGGAAGATTGGGAATTGATTGAAGTACATGAGTTTGAAATCAGTAAAACCACGGAAATTCAAGCGTGTATCAAAGCTCTTCAAAAGAAACACTCAATCCCTAAAGATCAATGTATTGCAGATGCCGATGGCGTAGGAGGTGGAGTAGTTGACAACCTGGATATCATCGGGTTTACTAATAACGGCAGACCGTTCGATGAAGACCTGGGAGACGAGAGAAACACCCCGAAATATAAAAACGCTCAAACTCAATTGCTGGTCTACCTGGCAGAGAAGATTATCAATATGAATAAAATGTTCATTTCCGCGGAATTATCAGAAGAACAGAAAGAAAGAATCAAGGAAGAGCTTGACACAATAGAACAAGATCCCGATTATGATATCATAACCTTAGTAAATAAAGCTACAATAAAGGAAAACATAGGAAGATCCCCGGACTATCGAGATATGATCCTTATGAGAGCTTATTTCGATTTCAACAAACCAATCAGAAACAATTTGAACAGAATAGCATCTTTAATATAATGGACGAGAAATATTACCAACTACAGACCATCGGAGAGAAAATAGCCTATCTTAAAGATAACGGAATTCCTCTGCCAAATATTGAGCAGTTTAATTCTGAGTGGGATGAAACCCGCCACCGGATAATGACGGATCTGTACAATTATCCGGACCGCATCGTTGAGTACGAATTTACAAATGAAAAAGGTGAGAAGAAGGAAGGAAAACGGATCGAAAAGCTTAACCGTATACCATTGGCCTATCAAAAAGACATCGTAGCGAATGCAGTTACCTTCCTATATGGTAATCCGGTAAAGTACACCAATAATATTGAAGATACGTCCTTATATGATGCCTATTTAAAGCTTATCGACAAGGAAAAGTTGATGTTTGTAGATAGGGAAATAGCAAAAACAAACGGACGATTCACTCAATGTGCTGAATTGTGGTGGGTAGATGATGAGTCCAATGAGTTTTATGGATTCCCTTCCCAGTTCCGAATGAAAGTGACGTTGCTTTCTCCGGATAAAAACAAAATGTACCCATATTTTAACGACCAAGGCGATATGATAGCTTTCCTCAGAGAATATGAGAAGCGTGTCAATGGTACAAAGGTTAAATATTACGAAATATACACTGCTGAAAGGATTGCTATACTACGAGATGCAAACGGAGGAATAGAACTTATCTCTGAGACTGTCAATTCAATTGGTAAAATCCCTATAGTCTGGTATTCCTTTGAAAATGTAGAGTGGTCTAAAGCTCAGAAAGCAATTGAAAGGTTAGAGGAAATCGCCAGTGATACTGGTGAGGTAAATAAAAAGTTTTCTGCACCAATTTTAGCCCTTACAGGTGAGGTTACCGGAAGTTTTTCCAAGGATAAAACAGGAAAGGTGCTGCAGCTTAACGGAGATAAAGCCAGTGCAAACTTTGTGCAGCCGCCGAACGCCAGCGAGTCACTTTCTAATGAGAAGGAAAACCTTGAAAGTATTATCTATAAAATGACCAATTCAGTCAACATCTCCCCAGAAGCACTGGAAGGTTTGGGAAACATGCTAGCTACGGAAAACGCAGCTTTCCTATTCATGTTGCCGCATCTGAAGGTTATGGATAAAATGAGCGTATATGTACCGGCCCTGAAGCGTAGAATGTCTATTGTGAAGTCTTTCTTCCAACTCATGAATACTTCACTCCGGAATAGTGACCTGGATGCAGAACCAGTTATTACTCCTTACATTATAAACAACGAAACTAAGTTCTATGAAATGCTAATGTCAGTAAACGGAAATCAGCCATTATTCAGCCAAAAAGCAACAATGGAGAAAGCCGGAATCAAGGACGTGGATAAGATGCAAGAGGAAATTAAGAAAGAAATGCCAGTTCCGGCAAAAGAAATTTTGAAAAACACGGTATAATTGTTTGAAGTTCAGAATTAATTAACTATATTAGAGATATTACCTTAATATTTCAATAAGATGAAGAGACAAAATGAGATTGAGAAACAAGTATTATTAGTAGCAAAGCAACAACAAAGGGTATTTAAGGAAATATCAATGGCGCTACGCGAGAGGGGGATTAGTATAACGAGATTAGAAGGCGAAATAAGCAGAAATGATCGTTATACTCAGGAATTAGAAAAATTGATTCTTGGCGATGAATATGGTAAGCCGTAGAATTTACCAGGATTATAGTCTACAGCCTTCTCTTTGAGAGGGCTTTTTGTTATATTTGTGGAAAAGCTAAAAAATCATGTTAGAAATCTTAAATATATCACCCGAATTAATTAGAGGACTTTCTACAGGTGTTGCTGGTGCTTTAATATCAGGTGTTGCGGTTCATTTGATTGAAAGAACCAAGCATAGAAGGTTAAAGAGGGATAACGCAAAGCTTGTACAGGAAACAGAAGAAATAAAATCTAATTATAGCAAGCAACTTGAGGAATTAAAGCGTGATCATCAACTAGAAATTTCAAGAAGAAAATATCAGTATGAAGGAAAGAAAGATTCGTATGTCGCTTTTTTCAAAATGATTGATACATTCTCTGCAGACCAAAGCATCAAATCACAAGAGAAACTAAAAGAACACATTCATGAGTTTAATAGAAATTATGGTAATACGCAAAGTAGCCAAAGAAAAGCCTCATTAGTATTTTCGAAAAAGATACAAGCTATAACTATGGAGTCTTATAAAGAGTTCATAAAGCTTAAGCAGGAAACGAATGTTATTAAATTAATGGCTAGTGATGATGTTTCAAATCAATTAAAATTAATGGAAACGGCTTATGAAAGCCTAATGAAAGAGTCAGATAATATGATGAGTGCTTTGCCGGTTCTAATAATGTCAAACAATGAAGAAAAAATGAAGGAGATGAAAGACTTGGTAGAGATAAAAGGAAAACTGATCAACCATATTAAAGATGAGTTAAACAGCCTGATGAGAAAAGAACTTAATCAGATTTAATAAAACAGCCCCTTAATTGGGGCTTTTCTTTAATCTCTACCGTTTATTCTCTGAACTTCTAACATTTCCTTTAAAGTTCTACCAACTCCAACATCTTCTTTCGATTCATTAAAACCTAATGATATTGCAATAGCTTCAAGCGCAGATGGGTGACTGTCATCTGTACTTACATTAAGACCGTTTTCTAGAATTTGATTTCTTTGAATTTGTACTGCCAAAGATAATCTCTCATAATCAGTCATGTCAGGAAAATCTAATTTTAAATCTTTTTCAATTTGAAAATAAGTTTGAATTTCTGTTCTCATAAAATAATTTTGGGCTCTAATTTAAAATAAAAATCCCGACATATTGAAAAAAAATCGGGAAAACGCAATATGTGAGACTAATATTCTTCAATTTGTTTTAAAAGAAGATCTGCATCTTCAATTGTAGTCGGCTGAGGAATCTGTTTAAACACTAGTCCATCTTTAGGAGACGCCCCTGTGATTGTTTTGTCCTTGTGGACAGTCAGAGAGTTCCATATGTTCTCTGTAAGTTCTTTCTGGTAGTTGGTACAGAAAGTTTGTCCGTTTGCTTCCCGGATAGTCTCTTTTTGATATCCGTTTTCTTCTAGGAAGTTGTAGAAATTAAAGTTGATCATCTTTTTTCGAATTAATTAATTTTTCATAAATCTCTGTCTGATCTTCTATTGAATACAATTCAGAATGATCAGATAGAACTATTTTTGATTTAAAGTCTGACTCTGTGTAAGGATGGATTCTTTCAATTAGATCTAATCTAACAATATGGAATCCGTTTTTGCACTTAACTTTTATAAATTTCATCGTCTTTTATTTTGTTAATTAATAGTTTCCTTTTTAAGTTCAATAGAGAATTTTATAGTGGTAATATCATATCCTCTTTTTTCCAATTCATCTTTGAAATTTTCTTTTATCCAATTGTAAGGATATCGATTGTCATCATCTGGAACTTTATATATTAAAATATCTCCAATAATATGATTTAAAGCTAAAGCACCATCACACCTTCGTGGATAAGCAACAACAAAATCCTTTTGGGTTTTATTGTATGATAAGGTAAGCTTGTCTTTTCTGTAATTTCCCATAACATTTATTTTTTAAGCCACTCAATTACCTTATGAGTGTGGAATAATATTTTTTTATTCTGTCTTCGGTTTTCATAACCCCCAACTAACATTTCCTCAGGGAAAATCCTATGATTTATTAATTGGTAAATACGTCTTTTTGATTTCCCTGTAACCTTACAAAGGGACTCTAAATCTATTGTGATGGACTTTGATATTTCTATCAAATTGGAAGCTGCCATAACATCCAATACAGTCAAATCAGCCATTCTTTTTCTTAGTAAATCTTCCATGGTGTAATTAAATGCACATATTAAAGTAAAACTTTATATAACTATGCTAAATTACAAAATTACATATTGTTATGCAATAGTATCGTAAGTATTTTTGACCTGCAATTAATTAACAAATAATCTAAGTAATGTTTGAAAAAATCCTAAAGGAACTTAAAACCAAATACGCAAATCTGGGGTTAAGTGAAACAATTTTAAAAGCCAAAGCAAAGCAAATTGAAAAGGCGGTTAAAACAGAGGAAGAAATCGCAGACGCAGTAGCAGGGGTTGAAGATGACTTGGCAATATTTCAGTCATTCGCTGACCAAAATCGAACGTTGGCAAAAAAGATCGAAGAATTGGAAAAGAATAAAGAATCTGAAAAGAAAACTACCGAAACCAAAACTGAGACAGAATCCGAAAAGGAAAAAGAGAAGACAACGGGCGAAGAAATTCCAGCATGGGCAAAAGCAATCATCGACAGCAATAAAACGCTAACTGAAAGCTTAACGGCCATACAGGAAAAGGAAGTAGCACAGACCAATGCTCAAAAACTGCAATTGAAACTAGACGAACTGAAAGTATCTAAATCTTACTTGGACCTTCTCCCACAATCACCAATGGAAAGATCATTTCAAAATGATGAGGAAATCGCTGCTTTTGCAACCGATTTAAAAGCTAAATCAGACGCTTATGAGCAATCTGTAGCAAACGGAGCTTTAGGATCTTCAGTAAAGCCATTGTTTGGAGAGGTTGCAAAAGAAGGAGGTGTATCGTCTGATGTTCAAGCATTCATTAAAACCAACTACAATAATGAAACAAATACAAAAGCCTAGTCCTTCGGGATTTCAAAAGGTGGTTTTTGACGAAATCACGGCACATTATCCTGGTGGTGTACATGTAGATAAGACGTCTGCATCCGCTAGGTTCACAAATGGGGTATTGCCAGCAGGGACTTTACTTATTCCTGGATCAAATGGAATGTTCAATGTGGTAAAAGAAGATTTCACCGCAACAAATGTAAAAAATGCTATCGGACTGACTACTCATGACATCGTTATTGATGATTTTCCACTAGTTGCTGTTGCAATTGCTGCAACTGCAAGACTAGAAGCTCTTCCAGACAAAGAAGCAGCTGGGGTTGAGTTTTTAAAAGCCGTACTTCCAAGAATCACTACTTACTAAAACTCAAAAACAGTAAATAATGGCAGAAATTAATGCGCAAAATATAGTTCAGGAGTTCAAAACGGATGACTGGAAGGCAATTATTGAGGCTTATCCATTAGGAGAGCTTTATTACAGAGACTTTTTCCCTTTAGAATTCAATACGGGACTTGATTACACCATGTTGGAAAAAGCGGCAGGTGCGAAAGTAATGGCAGATGTTGTGGCTTTAGGATCGAGAGCGATTAGAAAGGGACGAGATTTTGTAGAAAAATCAATGGGTCAGATCACTAAAAAGGAAATTGCTAGAGATAAAGATGAATATGATATGTTCAAAATCAGAGAGTTGAGAACTGCAGCAATGGCTTATCCGAACAATTCATCTATCAAAAATCAAATGATCAATATGGTTTATGACGATCCTCCATTTGTGATCGATGGGGTTAATGCTCGTCTTGAGTTTGAATCTAAACAACTTGCGTCTACAGGAAAGGTGACAACATCAGTTGCAAATAATGAAGGTGTTAAGAATATTTCCCTAGATTATGGAGTGAAGGTTCAAAATGCTCAAAAAGACTGGTTTTCCGATGCAACAGCAGATCCTATTGGAGAATTACAAGCTTTACAAGAAGAAGCTAAACCTAGTGGCTACAGATATATGTCTGTTACTCTAGAGACCGATACACTGAATAGGATTTTGAAAAACATTAATACTAAAATGTTTGTCTTAGGTATTCCGGTTTCAGAATCAACAATTCTACCAGCTGTAACTTTAGCTCAATTAAATGCAGAGTTAGCAATCAAAGGGTTGCCAATCTTCAAAGTATGGGACTCTGTAGTTCAGACTGAAAACAAAGCTGGTGTAAGAACGCCAACATCTGGATGGACTCAAGGAAACATAACTCTGACGGTTTCACCAATAATTGGCGTAACCAAATATACTGTATCAGAAGAATTTAATATTAAAACTGGCCTTGAAATATCAAAAACAATTAAGGATGATTTCATTCTAGTTAAAACTTGGGGAACTGAAGATCCGCAGATTATGTCAACGAAGGGAACTGCATTCGCTATTCCGGTATTCAATGACGTGAAAAAATCTCTAATTCTGAAAACGAAATTAGCATAATGACTATCGGGGAGTACATACAAGAAAAATTCTTACTCTGGTCGGTTGAGTATTCCGATGGTATGGTTGCAGCTGAATTAACACGCGTGAACCTTAATCCATCCGAAACCATAACGAATGAAATAAACCTTGATAATTTCTTTTACAACGTCATCCCCGATATCATTAACATGCCTTCCAGTATTTCTGAGGGTGGTTATTCTGTCTCATATGATAAAACCGCTCTCATGAAATACTACTCAATGGTAGCAAGGAAACTTGGCAAGCCTGATCTGTTCTCTGAAAATACAATCACAGATATAACTTCAAAATGGGGATAAGGCAATTTCCTTATACGCTGAAGGTCCTAAAAAAGACAGAAGCTCAGTATGATCCGGATACGGGAAACTGGATCCCGGGCACTGAAGATTGGGTAACTGTTTCTAAATGTCGTGATGAAGGAAACGGAGGAGGAAACAGAATTGTAACAACTGACGGGGAAATATATGCCTTTGGTGCGGTCATTTACCTGCCAAAAAACAGTCCATCTGTTGAATTGGGGGCTAAGATCAGAGTTTTCGACAAAGAAGGAAATACAAGACTCGAAGGAGATAATAAGCTATTCAAAAAAGAACAACTACACGCCAGATTATGGGTTTAACATTAGATAGCTCCGGATTTGAAAGGCAGATTCTGAAAGCAACTCAGGAAATCGAAGCTAGAATGGTTCAGATACTTGCGGATGCAGGACGTACTATTGCAGCAGCTGCGAGAGCCAATGGGGCCTATAGAGATGTATCGGGAGATCTCAGAAACGCAAATGGTTTTCTCCTAATGATTGACGGCATTATCAAAGCTGAAGGTTTTCTTTCTGGAAATGGAGCGGTCAAAGCAAGAGCATTGGCCCTTCAAGTATCCGACACGTCAAAAGGTGTTATTTCCTTGGTTGTAGTAAACGGGATGGACTATGCAGCGAAGGTTGAAAGTAGAGGTGCTGATGTGCTTACGTCTGCTGAACAATTCGCCAAAAGAGCAATTCCACAAATGATAAATCAGATTAAACAATGAATACCGTAATTGATGGAAAGGAATGGATTTTATCAGTTTTGAATGCTGATAAACCAATGATTTCTGGTAGTATTTATATTGATAAAAGACCCAGCGTAAGTAAAGAAGACATAGTTATTAATTCTATAACAATGACTGGTAATACATTTCAAACAGGGGTCTTCAATGTTAACTGTTATGTTCCTAACCTTTCGATTAATGTTGGTGGAGTGATTACACAAGTTCCTGACAGAATTAGGCTAAAGACAATTTCATCTCATGTAGCAAAAGTTTTAAAATCTGTGTACAAAACTCAGAAATATAATATTTCTATTGAGAATACAGCACAGTTTGAAGAAGAGGCAGAAAAATCAAGTTATATCAACTTTCGCATTAATATCAATGCATTTAACAATTAAAAAAACAAATATAATGGGACTATTTAGTAATGGTTTAGCAGAAGTTCTTGCTGGCGCAATTGCTGCTGATGGAGGAATGGGAACAACCCTAACTCCTGTCGGAAAAATATTAGAAGACTCTTTTGGTCTTGTTACAGAAGAAGGAAACACTGTAACATTTAAGTCAGAAGAGTCAGATGATCCAGAATTTGAAAGAAAAACAGGAAAAGCATTAGGATTTGAATTTACAATAATGGATCCAACAGTTGACACTTTGATTCGTTTCATGGGCGGAACAAAAGGGGCGGGTGATGAATATGAAGCACCTGACAAAACACCAATTATCGAATTATCTATCCAAATTAAACCTGAAATGGGGCTAGGATTCGACTTTGTAAGAGCTAGTATTGATTCTTCTTTTACAGACAAGATGGGTAAAAACAACCTGTTGGGTATTAAAGTAAAAGGTAAGATTCTTAAGCCGAAAAAATCTGGAGCTTCCAAATTCAAGATGCCTGTTTACGCTTAAAAAAAACAAAGCCCTAGAGCTTTAGATTCTGGGGCTTTTCTAATATCTATTACATGGAAAACATTGAACTAGAGAAGGAGGAGTTAGAATTGTTAGTTGGCGAGGGGTATAGCTTTGAGACGCGGTTTTTCGGCAAATCTTTTACTTGGAGAATAGGAAAATTGTCGATGGGTAAAATGCTTTCATTATCAAAACTATCGATAAAAATCAAAGTAGATGAGGAATCGCTTTCAAATAGTGATCTTTCAATCCAATTACCTGCCCAATATGAAGCAGTAAGAGACAATGCCGGATTATTAGCTGAAGCAGTTGCCATAGCAGTTGAAAGTAAGATCCCTAAATGGATACTTAAATGGCACTTCTTAAATTCTCTCAATAGCGAACAGATAATGAATTTCTCTTTGGAGCTACTTAAATTCTCTAACTATCAAAATTTTATGACCTCTACGGTATTAATGAACGGGAACCGTCCGACCAAAGCGATGCCGATAGAGAAAGTGGACTAAAAACAATATACGGAGCTATGGGGCAAATATGCCATCACTTCGGTTGGACACTCCAATACCTGCTTTGGGAAATTGACTGGCGAATAGTGCAAAGAATGCTCATAGACGCGCCAAAATATGAGTCGAAAGACGATAAAAATCAAAAAGACAATTCCAAGTCTATAAAACTTACTGAGCAAACTCCAGAAAGCCTAATGGAAATGCTAAAACACTACCAATAATGAATACCAATAACGGAGCCTTATACTTTGGAGCGGGAATAGACCGCACACAATGGCGTAGAGATATTGAGTCTATGAGACGTGATATTTTGGGACTTTCACAGACAACGGTGCAAGAAACTCGAAATATGGACTCTGCTTTCAAAAACCTCTCGTTAGGAATTGCCGGTGTATTTTCTGTTGGAACTATTAAAAGTTTTGTTACGGAGCTCATTAATGTGAGAGGAGAGTTCCAAAAAACAGAGATTGCATTTTCCACAATGATAGGAAATGCAGGTCAGGCGAAACAACTCATGGGACAAATGGTAGAGCTTGCAGCAAAAACCCCATTTTCTTTACAAGATGTTTCTTCTGGAGCAAAACAGTTGTTGGCATTTCAGATCCCAGCTAATGAGGTAGTTGATACTTTAACTAGAATGGGGAATATTGCAGCCGGCCTTTCGGTTCCTATTCAAAGAATAAATCTTGTTTATGGTCAAGTTAAGGCAAAAGGGAAATTAGCGGGTGATGACCTTAGGCAATTCACTGAAGCGGGTATTCCGATGGTTGCTGAGCTTGCTAAAAAGTTTGGAAAAACTACAGCGGAAATATCTGCAATGGTTTCAGCTGGAAAAATCGGATTCAAGGATGTAAAAGATGTTCTTTTCTCAATGACTAATCAAGGGGGAATGTTTTACAATCTGATGGAAAAACAATCTCAATCACTTTCCGGACAGATTGCCAATCTTGGCGATGAGTGGGATCAGATGCTAAATAAAATAGGAGAAGCAAATGAAGGTCTATTATCTGATGGAATTAAGGGGCTGACTTATCTTGTAGAACATTACCAGGATGTGATACAAGTTATATCTATGCTTGTAGCTGCATATGGAACTTACAAAGCAGTTCTCATTGCTACAACCTATTTGCAAAAGTTATCCATTTCTGTGGAAACTGTAAAGGTTTGGATATCTCTTGCTATGAGTATTCGTACAGCTGCTGATGCTCAAGCTCTATTTAATCTAACTGTTCAAGCTAACCCATATGTTCTTTTAGCGTCAGCTATTGCTGCAGTTGTAGCTGCATTAGTTTATTTGCGTACATATTCAGCAGAAGCAAAGGATGAAGCAGAGAAACTTACAGCAGCAATGGAATATCAAAAAGCGGTTAGTGATTCCATTGCTGCTGCTTACAAAAGGAACTCGGAACAACTTGTAGGATCAATTGAAAAGGAAATTACTGTCCTTAAATCCAGCTATTCTACTGTTGAAATGCGTAAGAAGGCATATGAAAATCTTATTAAACTAAACAAATCATTTGTCGGAACTGTTGATGGAGAATTTAAAGCAACCACGCGATTAACAGAAGCTTATAAAACACTAGTAGATAGGCTTAAGGAGTTATCAATTGCAAAAGGAAAAGCGGCTTTACTAGAAGAGTTGTCCAGGAAAAAAGCTCAAGCAGATTTAGATCTCGTTTTCAAAGAGGAAGACTACCAAAGACAAAGACTTGAAAATGCTAGAAAGCGAGCTGAAAATGCAAAGAAAACGAATATAGGAGCTGGTCTTTATAGAGATGTTATGCTGCAAGAAGGTATAGACTATTCTTCTTACAACCCAGTGAAACAAGCCAGAAAGACTCAAGAAGAAGTCAATAAGCAATTTACTAGACTTGCTGATGATGTGACGAAAGGTATAGCTGATGCAACAAAGAAAAATGACAAGCAGCTAAAAGACGCTTGGAATAATGTTGGAGAAGAGATTTTAAGTGATGGGCCGAAAAGAGGAACGAAAAAGTGGTATGAAGATGAGATTAAAAGAATGGAAGAAGAAAACGACACTTTACAAGTCACTTCTAAGAGATATCTCGATAACCTGGCTAAAATCAAAGAATATCGAAAACTCATAAGTCCGGAGGGAGAGAAAAAAGATAATCGACAAATCGCAGAAATAATTCCGATCGGATCCTTAAAAGAACTTCAAAGAAGATCAAATCTTCTCAAGGAAGCTATGGACACAGCAGTTGGCGGTATTGTCAAGCTGCGCAAGGTAGATAAGTACGGGAACGATAAAGACAAGAAAGGTAATCCATATTTTACAGGTGAGGTCATTAGTATGGATGCTGCGGTAAAGCTGTATGAAGATTATGATGTTAAAATCAAGTCCATGCAGCTCAAAAATTTTCAAGAACGAGTAGATGAGGCAGAGAGACAGTGGAATAATTATTATAAAACGGCAGAATTTTATGGTAAAGCTGCTGCAGATGCTCAGTACAAAGATTTGTTCGACGGAGCCTCCAATTATTTAGAGTTTCTACAGAAGCAGGAGCAGGCTCTAGTTAAGCTTTCTGAAAAACGCCTATTAACTAACCAACAAAAGCAAGATTTAACTTTTATCCGGGAAAAAATTAACGGATTGAAAGGAATCGATACTCCCTTTGAAAATGTAAAAAGAGGTATTGAAAATTCTTTAAGAGGTATACCTTCATTGGTTGATCAGCTGGAATTTATTGAAAAATTACGCTCAGTTAATAAAGTTGTTAATAAGGATAATCCATCGTCGTACTACGAACAAGAAAAGTTCTTCAAGGAGCTATCTAATGCTGCTTTGCAACAACAGCAAGACACATATAAGGAATTTGAGAAGGAACACCAAACATTTGAACAACATAAGACGGAGATTACAAGTAAGTATAATGATATCAGAAGCAAAATCGAAAAGTCCGATAATGCAGATGCAGAGAAAGCCCGTCAAATTGAACTAGCAAACAAAGATCAGGCGAAAGAAATATCCTCTATGTCCTGGGAGATGTTTCAGAAAACAGATGCTTACGTTAAAGCGTTTGGAGATCTAGAAAAAATCGGACCACGAACGCTGAAAAAGATTCGTGATCAATTTAAGGCATTTTTAGAATCAGATGCTGGTAAGGCGTTAAATGCACAGGACCTTAACTTTTACAATGATGCTTTAAAAAAGCTCGATGACCAACTGTCAAAAAATCCCTTTAAAACAATTACAGCATCTCTGAAAAAATATTACGAAGAGAAGAAGAGACTTGCTGATATTGAAAAAAAACATGGAAAATCAAGCGAAGAATATAATAGCCAACTGCAGACAACAAATTTAGCTTTGACTGGGATTTTTGAAGCTTCCGGACCGGCAATTAATGGAGTGATTGGTTTTACTTCTTCGCTTAGTGGTGCTTTAAGCATGATTTCAGAAGAATCACAACAAACACTAAAAGATGTTGAACAGTTAGTTGAAGGAGTAACAAATGCAGTGGCAGGCTATTTCTCCGGGAACTATGCACAGATGGCAGGAGGAATTGTTCAGATGGTAATGTCTATTTCTAGCTTAGTAAGTGGAGACAATGCTCGAGAAAAAAATATTCGTGAGTGGCAGAGAGCTGTTGAAGATTTAAAGACGTCCTACCGAGAACTTCAGAGGTTAATTGAAAATACGGCCGGTGAAAAAGCCCTTGCTGATCAGCGGAAACTGATCACCAACCTAGCTGAGCAACAGCAGAGGCTTAGATCAATGAAGAAAGAGGAAGAGGCAAAAAAGAAAACGGACAGAGATAAGGTATCCAGTTATGATCAGCAGATTAGAGATATCGATATGCAGATTGAAGATCTGCTAGATAACTTTAAGAAAAGTGTGACAACGGTAGAATTCAAAGAACTGTCACAGAAGATCGCAGATGCTATTGTTGAAGGGTTTGCTCAAGGTGAGGATGCTGCCAAGTCCTTTGATAAAGTTGTAGATGACGTTATGCGAAATGCTGTTAAAAATGCTTTGCAAATCAAGATTCTGCAGCCCGCTATGGAAAAATTTGTCGATGATTTTTATTCTGCCATGGGGTATGGAAAAGAAAACTCATCTGCAAATGATGCGATTAAGAACCAGATATCAAATCTTCAGAAAGAAATAGGTAGCACCGAAGACAGAATCAAATATATCGCCAATTTAGACTTTAATGAGCGTCAATGGTTCTTGAAGGAATTAAACGAATTAAATGATAAGAAGCAGGAGTTGTTGATGAAGGTTGCCAATCTCCAATCACAACTTACTTCTAATCCTATTGGAGGAGCTTTTGACGGCCTTACCCCTGAGGAGATAGCAAAATTAAAAGAGGGACCTCAAAGTGCTATTAAAGAATTTGCTGATTTATGGAAAGCTTTTCAGGAAAGTTTTCCAGCAATGAATGAAGCTGCTAACACCATGAAAGGTGACATCAAAGGTATTACTGAGAAGACGGCTGGAGCCTTGGAGGGACAATTTAACGCAGTCAGAATAAATATCTCCGAAGTACTGAAGATTATGAAGGGCAATCAAACTGTAGCCAATGCACAAACTGTCCTCCTTTCCAAAATAGAAAGCAATACCAGTAATCTAATACAGATCCGTAAGGACATAGCGGAACTCAATTCGAAAGTAAAAAACAATTTAGCCGGCATATAATGAATTTACAAGAACTATACATACAAGCAAAACATATTGGACTATCTAGAAAGTGTGATGAGAGAATGAGTTCAGATCTTTCAGTAAAGAATCTGTGCAGTATGTACTTTGATGGTGACGACTGGTCGATGCAGCACGACTTCCCAAAAGTAGAAGTATTAAGGCAATATAAAGGTAGGAGTGAGGTGTTTGGGATCTTTACTGATTATGTAGGAATGCCTAATAATTTACAAAGGGCTGCCTTTTTTGGAGTCTCCGATATTAAAATCGTCTATAATGGCTTTTCAGTCTCTCAATTGGTGTTAAGGCACAATACAAAGGCAAAAATCACAGCTGCAGAAAATGCAATAGTAATCATCAATATCCTGGATGATGCAGAGCTTGATATAGAATGTATCGAAAATGCCAGAGTAGAGGTCTTCCAGTACGGCGGCAAGATAAAAAGTGCAGGTGACGTAAGAATCACAAAAACAATTTTCAAAAAATGAGTGACGTTAAATATTCTTTAAACGGTAAGTCTTTCAGAGATTTCGGAGTATATGTTTCGGAATCCATTGGGCTTGTCGGCCTGCTTGAGTCAAAGAATATTAATCAGTATGACTGGGCGGAATATCACGGAATCGCTCCGGACCTACGAAAACCAAAATTCAAAGAAAGAACTGTTGAATTGAAATGCTTTATCCGGGGTGACAACTGGGAAGGACTGTTTAATAGCTTCATGACCTTTGTAATAGCTGAATTTTCTAAACCAGGTACACAGAGACTACACATTGAGCCGTTCGGTTTCAAAACTCTTCCGTATGAAGTTTATATGAAAGATGAGGTTAAACCAGAAAAGCAGTTTTCAGATGGCGAAATGTTCGCAACTTTTTCATTGAAGTTTATCGAACCCAATCCTATTAAAAGAGTTCTTAAAACGAATCTCGACAATTTTAAACTTTCGTATGAAATAGATTCGGAAACAGAAATTTTCTTCGGTGACGGAACCAAACAGACTGGACGCGGAAATGTGAGCCTTACAAAAGACTATTCATCACCTTCTTATGAGAATTCAGGTGTTTCTCTGGTCACGGTAAGCAGTGTTAATTCTCAGTTTTACGAAGTGTATTCCGTGCCTTCCAAAAATACTTCCTTTCAATTCTCTGTTGAGATCTCTTACAACTCCAAAGAATGTAATTCTTTACGTAATAGGCAGAAAGAAAGACAATACCTATGAAGCAGTAGCAATAAGTAATATTAAGAATGCTGGAACTGGAAAAAATACAATCTCCACTGTAGAATCACTTAACATGAATGACTACGGGAAATTTATTTATAAAGTGCTTGATACAAATGGGTTTGAAATAGCAGGTATCACTTTTAGTAATCCACGAATTGAAACAGCTGAGGTTAATGGAGAGTGGCAAGATATGAGAGGAAAAGAAAAAATAATAATAATTGCCGGTAATATTGAAGATCTGCAAAACCTTCAGACGCCGGCCGAAATAATTTGGAATAAAATTTAAAAAATGGGAGTAAATAATATTAATGCACAACAGGTAACAATTAACGTTTCGGATGCGATTTTACCGGAAAATAATGCTACAATTGATAAAGGCTCACTGGTCGGTAATGCTGTTTCAAAAACGCAATTACAGACCGAACTCACTTCATTCAAAGAAGAAGTTCAGGAGATGGTTGGAACCAACTTTAGAGGAACAATAAAACCCACTGATCCGGCTCCTACTGAAGATGGTACTTATCGCCCGGAAATATCTTCAGATTTAGATAAACCTACAGATCCAAATAGTACTGTAGATTGGGGGACCAAATATCCGAATGCTGGAAATCTTCGTGCTAAAAAAGGCTATGATACGTACTTCTATAAAAAGGGGGCGAATTGGACAAAAACGGAAACGCAGCTACAAAATGGTAAATCAGCGTATCAAATTTGGTTAGACCAAGGCAATACTGGGACAGAATCTGATTTTATTAACCAGATCAGCCAATTTAACGAAGTGCAATTTAATAATAAGGCGTTTGAAACTGGGCCATCAACGGTGTCTTTAATATCGCAAGATTTATCTACAGTAAATTTTGTCAATTCAATTGCTTCGGGAGCGGGCTCATCAATTTTTACTACCAAAATTCTTACAAGCCAGAACCTTTCCAAGCTTAGAATTAAAATTGCAGCTGCAGGTAAAGGAAATTTTGTCGTAAGAAGAGGAACATCAATAATTCCAATTGTATCAAATATAAATTTAGTTGCAGGTTGGAATGATGTTTCCGTAAACTTTGAAGTTTTTGCTGATGATTATATCGGTTATAATACCAAAGACTCTACAGCCACATTATTTTTTATTGATGGCAATGGAGGCAAGTACTATTCTTTAAGTGCTGGTAATATTGTTGAGAATAATGGTAATATCGCCCTTGAAGTTTATAATAGAATATACTATGGAAACATATTCAGTGAATTACTTACCATCAAGGGAGGGACCTCAGAATTTACCAGGTTAAATAAATACTCAAAACCTTTACTTAGAGACGTTGATTATGGTGTCGTATCATTTTTTAATTTGCCTGATTTCAAAGATGTTTTGGGGAATAACAGAATTTCAGCCAATGTAAATACAGTAAGTTCACAAATTGCCTTTACTGGATATGCATACTCGTTTGCATTTACAGTTTCTCTTCCGAATAAATATACCGGAACGAAAAACATAGCAACAATTGACACTGGCGCTTCTAAAATAAGTATTTCGGCCGGGGGTGTTGGTATTGCTGTCAATGTAGATAATGAACCAAACGCTATTACATACGATTACAGTAATAAAAATGTGAAAATTGTTGTAGTATCAGGTGCGTATTTTCTGAATGTATATGTAGACGGCCAGCGAATTGGATTTTTAAACAAAGGAAAAAAAGCAACAAAATTCAGTTTTGACCTAAATAAACTTGACAGCAAAGTATTTGACAAAATTGTTTTTTGGAGAAGAGATATTTCTGCAGAAAGAGTATCTCAATGGACAATTGATCAAAATCCGTTCATTCTACAAGGAATGCAGGATAGATTGTTTCCCGCAATTGGGTATCAAATCAGTGATCATCTTTTGACTGGTAACCAATATTTTGATATTCCAGCAGAGCAATCTATAGTAAAATTCAAGGGTAAATACTTCCTTTATTACACGGTAGCCAAGTCTACACCTATGGCATTTTTGGACGGAGGAGTTGCAGTTGCTGTATCAAATCGGCCCGATGGTGGGTTCATGCCATATTCGGATGATGCTGTAATTGGAGGTAACAGAGGCAAGGCAGGTGTAAATAGAGCAATGGCTTCATGGGCCGGTGTGGTTGGTGACAGCGTATATGTTTTCGCAGCCATGGATTACACGGCTTCTGGGGCCGGTGGGAAAATATTCAAATCTTCCAACGGAGTTGATTTTACATTGGTTGGCAATTTTATTCCGAGTGGCATTCCCTATTTAGCAAACATCTCAATTTATCCTGAAAAACAACCAAATGGTTATTACTATGGAGTAGTTGAAGGAAAACCGGGTGCTTCGTGGGCTTCTTTCTTAGTCCGCTCATTGAATTTAGAGTCCGGGTGGGAAGTAGTGCAAACGTTGCCATCAATTGCTATTAATCCAAACGGGATGTACGGAGGCCCCGAACTGACTAGAAGTGCAAATAATGACAGATGGATGCTTTTTTACCATTCTGCATATGAATTAAATGGAAATGCACCGACTGCAATTTTCTATGCAGAATCTACTGAAATTGAGCCAAAGAACTGGACAAAGAAAGGTAAAGTGTTGGATATAAATGATGAGCTTGATTTTTACTCAGCTTATAATGTTGACCAGGTTGCTACCCCTCAAATCTTTGAAGAAAACGGCAAAACATATTTGTCAATAGTTTACGCGCAAAATGAGCCCACACTACATTGTCAGATAAGAATGTTTAAGCTGGATATGACTAAGGAGGAGCTTGTAGGAATGGTTCCAATTAATATTTAGTAATGAATAATATAACCTTATATAGAAACGGATCTCCCTTGTTCAATTTAATTGAACGAGGGAAACGTTCTATTGATTCGGCAACGCTAAACCGCGTAATGTTATCAGACGATTCTGTAAGCATTAAAATGAAATCTCGGGAAAAATTGGATATACTCATCAATGACTATTTTGTTTTATTTGACTCTGTGTATCGTATTAACTCACTGCCTTCATTGACAAAGAATTCCGATAACAGTTACGAGTATAATATAGTTGCTCAGGGGCTCATGTTCGATTTAATGCGTTGCAAGTTCTTCAATGCGGATGCAACCGGATTCGGGCCGGATCTTGAATTTCCATTAATTGGTACTATTGAAGTTTTCTTATTGGCACTTAAAAACAACATGAAGCGTTTTGCTCCGAATTGGGAAATAGGATCTTTTGTAAACGGAGAAACAAAATCTTTGACTTTCGGAGACGATACTTGCCTGTCAGCCTTGCAGAAGATTTGTTCAAAAGAAAATGGCTTTAATACTGATTTCTGGGTAAAATATGAAAATGGGAAATTTGTAATTCATATTGGTGATTATGGCAAAAAAATTCCAATAAGATTCGAGTACGGGAAAGGCAGGGGACTTTATTCTCTTTCACGCAATAACGTCGATGATAACGATATTGTAAACCGGTTATATGTATTTGGAGGAACGAACAACATTCCGAATGAATATCGAAACTTCAGCAAACGTTTAAAAATACCTAATGCAGATTATCTGGAAGATGCCGGATCTATTGCTGTTTTTGGTTTAAAAGAAGGTTCTATAACTTTTGATGAAATCTATCCAAAAAGGACTGGGAAAATAACCTCTTTAGGTGACACAAAATTCAAGTTCTCAGATTCCACGATGGACTTTGATCTCAATGAAAAAAAATCTGACGGAGTTACCACGAAGTATCTTATTGCTGGCACTTCTGCAAAGATTCATGTAAATACTGGAAATTTAGCAGGGTATGAGTTTGAGATAAAAAAAGGAGGCTATAACCACGCAACGAAAAGTTTTGAAATCATCCCTTTCAAAAATGATCAGGGACAGAGTTTCCCGGATGAGAAATCAGAAGCTTTTCAGTTTGCAGTAGGCGACGAATATGTTTTGATTGATATTGTGATGCCAAAAACCTATATCGACAATGCGGAAAACGAACTTTTCATTAAGGGGAATGAACAATTTAACTTAAATCTTAAAGCAAAAGTATCTTACGACTTAAATGTTGACCCTGCTTATATGGAAAAAATAGGATTGGGGAAGTTTGATATTGGTGACTATATACAGGTGTATGATCAGATTTTGGGAATTGACAAAATTCTTCGAGTAAATCAAATTACTACAGATTTCATCCAAAGTGGGGAGTATAATCCATATCGAACCAAAATTGTAATTGCCGATACTTACGAGATCGCTTACAGCTCCCAAATAAAACTTGATATTAAAGAAATCAAAAATGTATTATCAATTACAAAATTAGGACAGATCAACTATTCAAAGTTAGGTTTAAAAACTACTGAAGAGCTGAAGAACCTTGTATTTGATACCGATGATTATTTTAATCCGGAGAATATCCGCCCGAATTCGATTGAAACGAATATGATTTCAGTGGGTGCACGTAGTCAACAGATCAGCTGTAGTGTTGTTTTCTATGTGATGTATGAAAACGATAAGAATAAAATCAAAGTTAATCCTGGAATTATTTACTCACAGACAATGGATAAAGAGTGGACGGTTCCGGAAAATGTTGAAACTATTCCAGACGATAAATTCAGATACGTTTACGGAAAGTGCTCAAAAACAAATCAAACCGGAGCAATTGTGTTCAGTCAGGATCAGATCAAATTTGACTCAGATGCAAATGATTATTACTTTCTGATTGGAATTCTTCATTCTGTTGTAGATGGCGACAGGGTTTTATCCATCACTGTAGGAACGACCACTATAAACGGTGGACTGATCAGAACCGGTACCATTTCTTCGTTGGACGGACAAATGACAATTAACCTTGATACACAGGAGATCAAAGGTAAGATAAAGTTCTCTGATGGCTCAGACGGCTTTACTTCCATTGATAACGGACTTCTTATGACACAAGTGATCGAAGTCGGAAATGAAACCGAAAGAAATGCTTTTATCTCTTCTGTAACTGATGTGGGGCCTGAAAGTATTCGATTCGGAGCCGGAGCCGATTATGCGCATAAGAATGATGCATTTTTCAAAGTCCTACACAATGGTAAAATGATCGCTCAAAACGCTGAAATAAAAGGAAAGATAGATGCTGAATCCGGAATAATTGGAGGTGTTAATGGGTGGAAGATTACAAATTCGACACTTACAAGCACAACAGGTAAAATTCTTTTCGGGACAGTGAATGCAAATGGAGATTTGGTGGACGGCTTAATGATTTCAAATGATGTACACCCTCATGCTAACTATATTGGAAATTTCATGATCAGATCTTATAAAAATGGAAGTGATATGTTCAATATAGGAGCTTCCATATCTGCTATAGGGAACAATTATGTAAATACAGCTTTAGAACTTTCTGCATCGGGCGGACAAGCAGCAAATAATGCTTTAACTATCAATGATGGGTTTATATTTTTAAATAATATCGGTGGTAATGGCTTCAAAGGATTTAAAGTGTATGTGTCATCTATGGCCGGAGCCTTACAAGAAGGTTATACAGGTACGAAAGATATAGGAGGGACAATCTATCATTTTCAACATGGACTTTTAATAGGATAATTATAATGAAAGAATTTATATCTAAATAACAATAAACAATGATATTAGAATTTATAAAAGAGGATTACAGTGCAATTATTATGAAATTAATTGTTGTAGGAATACTTTGGAGTGCGGTTTTAATCTCTATGATAATTGATTTTTACTTTGGGATTAGTAAGGCAAAACAAATTGGGGAAATGCGGACTTCGGAAGGTTACAAAAGAAGTGTTGCGAAGTTTAATCATTATTTCGGAATGCTACTTTATGCGTTCATTTTTGATGCGATAGTACCAATAACTTATTTTTTTGAGTTTCCTATATCTGCAGTACCTATTGTATCATTGTTAGCAGCCGTTGTATTGGTATTCACAGAGGCTAAGAGTGTTCAGGAAAAAGCAGAAAATAAGCTCAGAAGAAAGACAAATGCCTCCATGCTCCAGGTGCTTGAAATTCTCGAAAAACGTGAAGATGTTCTTCATGATTTATTATCAAATTACAAAAAGAAAAATGAAAATGAGAGTAGCAATATTGGTAATGATAGCAATACTCCTGACGGGGTGCAGGAGTAAAAAAGTTATTACATCTGTTAATACAGAAAGAGAGATTGCTCATGAATCAGCTATTAAAAAAACTGACAGTGAAGTTCAAAAAGAAGAAGATAAGCAGCAATTAAAAAGGGTTGAGATTTTAGAACAAAAAAAAGAATTCCAAGCAGATTTTGAGGTGAAAGGAAAAGCCGAGGGAGGTAAGCCCATTGAAATTTACAATATTCAGAACGGTGATACCCTGCAGGCTATTAAAGTTAATGGAAATGCAGAAGTTCATATAAAAACAAAAACATCTAATTCGGACCTTACTAAAAAAGAAAGTACTTCAGAATCCATTATTGGAAAATTTAAAGAGTTTTCAGAAAATATTGTTGCAGATAATAATATTAAAGAAAGAGTTCGAGACGTCAAAAATAAGACAAAAGAAGTACAAGTAAATGGCTTTCAGGCTGGCTTGTGGATTGTCCTGGCTTTTTTTGGTGTAGTAGCAATTATAATATTTGGAATATATAAATACTTAAAAAGAAAGAAATGAAAACATCAAAAAAAGGAATTGACTTAATATTATCATTTGAGGGCTTTAGTTCAAAACCATATCTGGACTCTGCCGGGATAGCGACAATTGGATATGGCAACACTTATTATCCTGGTGGGAAAAAAGTAACAATGAAGGATGCCGCAATCACAAAAGGACGAGGAACTGAATTGTTTGAGACTATTTTACCAGTCTATGAAAAAATAGTGAATAGTAAAGTTAAAATTGCACTTACACAAAATCAATTTGATGCCCTTGTGTCACACACATACAATACCGGCGGATCCGATGGATTATTTTCGTTGGTTAATAAAAGAGCAGGTGAAGCGGCAATAAAAAGTTGGTTCACCACAAAATACATTACAGCCGGTGGAAAGGTTTTAAATGGACTGATCCGGAGAAGAAAAGCAGAGGCCGATTTATTCTTTGCGAAATAA